TTGGCGAACTTTCAGATGTGAAGTATTTCCAACAGCAACTTTATCGTTCGCTGAATGTGCCAATTTCTCGTCTTGAGCCGAATCAAGGATTCAACCTTGGTCGTTCGTCAGAAATCTCACGCGATGAAATTAAGTTTAATAAGTTTATTGAGCGTCTACGTGCTAAGTTTACGCTTCTTTTCGATGAGTTGATGAGTCGCCAGCTTGCTCTGAAAGGTATTGCATCATCTGAAGAGTGGGAACAACTGAAAGAGTTCATCTATTACGACTTCATCGAAGATAACAACTTCTCGGAGTTGAAAGACGCTGAACTTATGACGAATCGGGTAACGCTTCTGAATCAGATGGTCCCGTATATTGGTACTTACTATTCCATGAATTGGGTTCGTAAGAATGTACTGCGTCTGACTGAAGATGAAATCGAAGAGATTGCAAAAGAAATCGAAGAAGAGCAAGAAGAAATGATGCGAATTGCTTCGATTGAAGCTGCAAAACAACAGATTTCTGCTGCGTCAGAAGTGCCGCCAACGCTAAATACAAATAGTAATCAAGAACCACAGCAACCTAACCCCGAAGGACAATAATAATGTCAAAAGAATTTCTAGAATCTCTAGTCACTGACAATGCCGAAGGCGCGTTTGTTGCGTTCGATGCGTCAGTAAATGAGAAACTTACTGATGCCCTTGAGGTTCGTAGAGTAGAAATTGCCTCTTCCATCATGGGTGAACTTCCAGTTGTTGAGGAAGAAGTCGATCCACAGGAACTCCAAGAGAGTGAAAATGCGCGTGAGTTGGTGCTGTATGCTGACAACGATGAGCATCTGTATCGTACTTCTCACCAGCCCATTGTCAAGAATCTCCAACGCAAACATGCGAAGGGCATTTACGACCATGAGAAAGCTACTAAGCTTTGGGGCTATCACGCTGATCGTGCAGCACAGAAGTATCACAAAGAGTTTGGTAGTGGAGGCAAGTGGCATCACATGTTCTCTAAAACAGATCGCATGAAAGCTGCGAAGCAGTTTGCTGATCAAGGCAAAGATGAACTAGAGGAATCGTTCTCAAAAAAAGCTAACCGGGAGAGCGGTCTGGACGAATATGTCGTTCTCCCGGCAACGTCTATCTTGAAGAGTGCTAGCCAACAAGAACGCGATAAGACTAAGCGTTATGCTAAGTATAATAAAGCAATTCGCAACAAGGATGGTCTGCCTAAAGATAAAGATCATAAAAATAAGGTAGACGAAGTTGCGGCTCCGGGTCAAGAAGATTGGATCAAGTCAAACAAGAAACGCTTTATTGATCGTTACGGCAAAGAAAAGGGTACGAAGATTTTGTACGCGAAAGCATGGAAACTTGCCAAGGAAGGCTATCTTGATGAGGCGCAAGCTCAAGCTAAACCACAGACAAAACCTGCGGCTGGTCCATCTAATGCGCAGTTGCATCGTAATGTTTCATCAAATCTTCAACGCGCTATACAAACGCTTAAAATTAAGGGTGTAAACCCATCTATGGCAGCAAACGCACACAAAGATTTTGCTAAGTTAGTTGCTAAGAATCCAAAAGCACCGGGACACATGTTGCTCCGCAAGCTTTCGGCTCAAAAGGCATCACAGATACAATCGCTTTCACAGGCTGGTGTTCCTATGGGACAGTCTTTGGAAGCTAATCCACAAGATTTTAATCAAGTCCTAACCAGAATGAAGAGATTCCGATAATGAAGTTTTCAGAGTTTCGCCAACAGTTAGACGAGTCTATCAAGGATCATATTCCTGCTCCGATGCTTGTGTTGCGTCGTAGAGGTATTCGTATATTCCCTGATGGACGTAAAGTTGCGCTTTACACAAATGATAAATATAACTTAGTATTTACTGTGCCTTATGGGACAAGTCCACATGAGGGCGCACCAATAGTTGGACAACATGGCTAATCTGTACGAAAGATTAGATCAATTAGCAGAGCATAAATTGCAGATGCTAAAGACCTTGATGGAAGTTGAGCTTGGTGAAGCTAACTTCAGAATCATCAAGGCAAGAATTCGCGGTGGCAAAGTGCAACGCCGAAGAAAGGTTAGCACTCGCCCCGGTTACACTATTCGTGGTGGAAAACTTGTTAGAATGTCTTCACAAGAACGCCAGAAACGAAAAATGGCGGCACGTAGAAGCAAAGCTAAAAGAAAAGCAAAACTGTCGAGAGCATTACAAAAGCGTAAAATGTCTCTCAGAAAAAGAAGATCATTTTAGGGGTATAAGATGAAGCTTATCACTGAACAAATAACGGATGTGCAGGTTGTCACCGAAGAAAAGAACGGTGTCAAGAGTCTGTATATTTCGGGTCCGTTCCTTGTCGGGGAACAGAAGAACCGTAATGGGCGCATCTATCCTATGCCAGTTCTACAGAAAGAAGCGAAACGTTATACTGAACAGTATATCTCTAAGAATCGTGCTTTCGGTGAACTAGGGCATCCAGATTCACCATCAATAAATTTGGACCGTGTTTCACACCTGATTACCAACCTTAAACAAGAAGGTAATATTTTCGTTGGTAAAGCAAAAATCCTTGAAACTCCCATGGGCAAGATTGCTAAGAACTTGCTTGAGGGTGGCGCACAACTCGGAGTATCTAGCCGAGGAATGGGTTCACTCAAGGAAAAAGATGGTGTAAACATGGTACAAGACGACTATTATCTCGCTACAGCGGCGGATATCGTAGCTGACCCTTCAGCACCCGGAGCCTTTGTCCAAGGTATTATGGAAGGCAAAGAGTGGGTGTGGGACAATGGATTCATCAAGGAAGTTGATGTTTGTGAAATGTACGACGAAATTTCGAAGGCGAAGCGTAACCAGATCGAAGAAATCTCTCTGAGAATCTTCGATAACTTTCTGTCAAAACTTTGAGTTTTATAAATAAACTTATCCAGTTAAGGAGTTTAAAATGAGTAAGTCACTAACTGAATCTGCTGCTGAAATCCTTGCCACTTCTGTAGGCAAACAAGTAGAAGCACCCAAGGGTCGCGCAGACGGAGAAATCCAAGAATTAGGTGGTTCGGACAATCAGGTCCATCCCGAAGGGGAAGCTATCGGTCAAAAGGCTGCTGCTGCGCAAGCGGAAGCACCTAAGCCGGGAGTACAGGGCGCACCGTCTGAGCCGGTTGTTGATCCGGTCAAGAAGAAAGCCGAGCAAAACTCGGTTGATGGTGTTGAGACTATGCCGGGAACTTCTGTTGCTGCTAATCCAAAAATGGCAGAAGAAGAGGAAGTTGAAGGCGAGGTTATCTCTGAGGATGAGGACGATGTAGAACTCACCGAAGAAGAAATCGAAGAATATCTCAATTCGCTGTCTGAGGAAGAACTTGAAGAGTTGATTGCGGAAGCAGAACAACTTGACGAGGAAGAAGACGAAGACGGTGAGCTAGTTGAGGAAGATGAAACTCCTGAACTGACCGAAGAAGAGATTGTAGAAGCCCGTCAGGAAGCACTCAAGAAGATGGTTTCCGAGAACATGGGTTCCTGCAAAGAAGACATTGATGCACTGTTTAGTGGTGAAGAACTTTCCGAAGAGTTCAAGGAAAAGGCAACGACGATTTTCGAAGCTGCGGTTCGCTCGCGAGTTGAAGCTATCGTTGAAGAAGTTGTTACCGAGAACGAGCAGATCATGGAAGAAGCTGCGGAAGAGTTCCAAGACACACTTACGGGTCAGGTTGATGAATACCTGAACTACGTTGTAGAACAGTGGATGGAAGATAATCAGCTTGCTGTAGAAACTGGTCTGCGTGTTGAAATCGCAGAAGAGTTTATCGGTGGCTTGAAGAACCTGTTCATGGAACACTATATGGAAGTTCCAGAAGAGAAGGCTGACCTTGTTGAAGAAATGGCTACGGCTGTTGCTGAAATGGAAGAAAGTCTTGAAGAACAGACTTCACTGACCGAAGACTTACAGAAGCAACTTTGTAAAGCTAAGTCGGCTGAGTTGATCGCTGAAGCTTGCAAGGGACTGTCCACGGTACAGGCTGAAAAGATTAAGGCACTCGCAGAGGGTGTAGACTTCACCACAGAGGGTGAATATTCGCAGAAGCTCGCAGTGATTCGCGAGAACTACTTCCCTACAAAGAAAGAAAAAGGTGAAGCTCCTGAGAGTCTCGTAGAGACTAGTAAAGAGCAAGAGGCAAGTAGTGGAACAATGGATTGGTATGTAGACGCAATTTCAAAGTCGCTTCCAAAATAAGAAGAGATAGCGACAAACCTCTAATGGAGAACAAAAATGTATTTATCAGAAACTTTCAGTAAAAAGTGGGAACCGGTCCTAGACCATCCTGAGCTTGAGGCGATCACTGATCCGTATCGTCGCGCTGTTACTGCTCTGGTCCTTGAGAACCAAGAAAAGGCACTCATGGAAGAGTCAGCAACGATGGGTAAGCTTTTCGAAGCAGTACCTAACAGTGTTGGTGGTGGTATGTCGCCGGTCCAAGGTGGCGAAGGCAACGTTAAGGGCTTTGATCCGATCTTGATCGGTCTGGTTCGTCGTGCGCTTCCTAACCTTATGGCATACGATGTTTGTGGCGTTCAGCCAATGACTGGTCCTACCGGTCTTATCTTCGCGATGCAAGCTAAGTACGCTAACACCGGTAACAACGTCCTCACTACGTCCGATACGCCAGAAGCATTGTACAACGA